TGGTGCTGTGGTGCTGTGGTGCTGTGGTGCTGTGGTGCTGTGGCTTATTGCTGTTGAGAATCATTCGCAATAAGACATGCGAAAATAAAGCCAGCCCATAGGTGGGGGCTGGCACGGGTTCAAGCGTGGGGCGATTGCAGCGGTAGAAGCTTCTCTTGTTTCAAGCCACGCCAGGCCCGGGCTTTATCCATGGATTGAACCAGTTTGGCCATGGCTGGAACGTCACCACTAGCGGCGGCAATATTGAAATGATGCTGAAGCGTTGCGAGAATTGACAACGGTTCGAGGTCTTGCTCAGATTCTGCCGGGCCATCATCGCTTGAATCTATGGTCTGCTGGGCTTGACGGATAGCGTCATAAGAGACGGATCGGCTAATACCGAACCGGACTGAGGCCATTGTTGCCGCGCTGGAATGTGCGATCCCAGACTCAAGCCAACCGCGAATAACGGATTGGCGCTGCTCGATTTCTGCTTTGGTTGCCATAGTGCGGCGAGACTGTACGAAAGCACAATAACAGGAAAGGCCGGAAATACAAGACAATCGGCGATTGTTGGTGTGTTTCGGGCTTGTGGCTTGACGGTTCCTTCTATTGTGATCTAGTATTAGCGGGAACCACACCCAAGGGCAAAAATGTTTGAACTAACAGTCATCGCAGCCTACGGCCGCGCATACAACAGCAAAGCAGCTATCTGGTCTGACTGGTCCGATGGTAAAGACTTTCAGATTGTCAGTGTTGGCGCGGATAATGGTCGCTACGTGAACAAAGAAGATGCTGACCGTGCGGGCCTTGCTTGTGTGCTGGTTCGTTACGGGAAGGACTACAGCAAAAGCGCAAGCGTCAATCTCATCAAAGGTCGGATGAACTGATCTGCTACAGTATCAACGCAACTTAAACCAACTTACAAAATCATGGTCACTACTTTTCAGGTCACTAAGACCGCTAACCGCAAGCTCACCGCGAAAGGTCAGCCTGCAATGCTTGCGATGAGAACATCGGCCGATAGTTGCCCCGCAACTTGCGAGCACAAAATCAACAGAACTTGCTACGCCATGTTTGGTCATGAGGGCATGGCATGGAAGAAACTCAACGATGGTACGTCAAAACGTGGTGGCGACTGGCTCGATCTGTGCGATCAGCTGCGAGACTTAAAGCCAGCACCTGGCACGATGATCAGAACAAATACGGCAGGGGATCTTCCACATCACAACGGCAGGATCGATCACACTGTTGTAAATCATCTAGCTGATAGCTTTAAGTTTCACAAGCTGAAGCCCTATGGTTACAGCCACCACGTGCACAGCACAGGCAACCTAGAAACCATTAAAGAGCAAAATCAATCCGGTTGGACGATCAACTTATCTTGTAACTCTGAAGCGCAGGCTTCTGAGATGACACGTCAGGGGTTCGCTTCAGTTTGTGTTGCTGCTACTGATGATGAGCGCAAGCACTGGACCGATGAGCACGGCGTTAAATTTGTGGCTTGCCCTCAGCAGTACCGCGACGGCGTCACCTGTCAGTCTTGCAAGCTGTGCGCGAAGCCATTGGAAGCTCAACAGGCTAGCGAAGGATTTAGGAAGTGTGTCGTTGTGTTTAAGGCGCACGGCGCTAGGAAGAAAGCTCTCAGTCAGTGGATTGCTGAGAGTGTGACGGCTTGAGAATTGATTGTCGGCGTTGCACGTTGGCAACTGCTGTTGATGTAGTAGGATAAAGACCGAACGAAGAGCAACACCTAAGCCCGTTCGGTTTCGCTTCCAATGATCACCACTTCTACCGCTGCGATCATCGCGTTAATTCTTCTACCGCTGATCGTGCTGCTTTACATCACCGAGTCAACCCAGCAACGACAGACACGACAGGCAACACGTCTTAGCCGTCACTACGGCCTCAGCCAGCGTCAAATCGCACAGAAACTAGGGATCAGTCAATCCACTGTTTCGCGTCGCTTAGCTCACGCTTTCTGAGATCGTGCCCCGCTATCACAATTATTAACATCAATCCGATTTAACATGACTTCATCAACACGATCACGATTCGTAACAGTCGCTGCCTTCACTATCACTGCTATTACCGCTGCATGTGGTGGGGTCGTTATTGGCTCAGTGCTCGCACAGGAGCCGCTACGCGGTGATGACGGCATGGCGGTGTTAGGTTTGCTCGGATGCGTTACCGTTGCCGGTGGCTCGCTCATGTGCGCAGCCGGTGCCGCCATTGACGACTGAGAATCGTTCTCAAAAAGCCGTCACAAAATGTAACAGTCGGACCCGTTCTCAATAAGGGGGGCGGGTTCGCAACAAGGGCGCGGCGGAAAAGGACATAGGGAACCTGCTGGTACGTGGTGAACATCTGTTACTGTAATACTAAGGGGGTATCCACCAAAAGTCAACTATCCTGTAGTACAGGCCCCAAAAAAAATACGCATCAAATACCTTCTACTGTAGTATGGCTGTACGTACACCACCCCCGCTATCGCTACGGCACGCACAGGGTGAAGTTTTCAACAGCGACGTACGTTTTCGCGTACTGGTAGCAGGCCGCCGCTTCGGAAAGTCCTACCTAGCTTGCATCGAACTCTTGCGTGGAGCGATTGCCGCCCCAGGCGAAACGTTCTTTTATTGCGCCCCGACTTACCGCATGGCAAAAGACATTGCCTGGAAAGTCATGAAACGTATTGTCCCCGCCGCCTGGATCAAATCCAAGAACGAAACGGACCTCAAGCTGGAACTTGTCAACGGTTCCACGATCGAACTAAAGGGCACCGAAAACGCAATGGCGTTACGAGGCCGCAGTTTATCCGGCGTGGTCCTCGACGAAGCCGCATTTATGGACGCCGCTGTCTGGTTCGAGGTGATCCGCCCCGCACTCGCCGACAAACAGGGCTGGGCACTATTCATTTCTACGCCCGATGGAACGGCCAGCTGGTTCTACGAACTCTGGCAGTATTGCATCACAGGCGACACCAACTGGAAACGCTGGAGCTTCACTACAATCCAGGGCGGCAACGTCCCACCGGAAGAAATCGAAGCTGCACGAGGCCAACTCGATCCACGAACTTTCCGCCAAGAGTTCGAGGCCAGCTTTGAAAACCTATCCGGCCTTGTTGCCGTCTCATTTGGCGACGCGAACATCAGCACCGCCGCAAAGGACATCCCAATCCTCCCGCTACTACTAGGCGTCGATTTCAACGTGGACCCAATGACCGGAATCTGCGCCGTAAAAGACAACGACACCCTCTACGTATTCGACGAAATCCACCTAACAGGCGGCGCCACCACCTGGGACTTCACGGAAGAAGTAATCCGCCGCTTCGGCCTGGAACGCCGCATCATGGCCTGCCCGGACCCCACGGGTGGTGCGCGCAAAACCCAAGGTGTAGGCGCCACAGACCACAACATCCTACGAAAATCAGGATTCCGCGTCTGCGCCCCACGCAGCCCCTGGAAAGTACGCGACAAAATCACCGCCGTAAACACCGCCCTTTTAGACGCCACTGGAACGCGCCGCTGTTTCATCCACCCGCGCTGCAAGGAACTAATCAAATCCTTCCGCAGCCTGACCTATGCCCCTGGAACGGGCCTACCAAACAAAAATTTAGGCGTAGACCACGCATTTGACGCTTTCGGCTATTTATGCCTACAACAATTCAACCTGGCAAAATCGGGCGTAATGGGCACAACTTCCTATAGGTTGTATTGAGCTACACGAACTAATGGTTAATTACGAGGGGCCAAAAAAGCGCAGTCGTGGGGATAAACGCGCCCAAGAATACATCGAGGCACGCCAACGCCGCATGTACCGCCATCAACTTGACGGCCACAGCGTGCGCCAAATCGTATATGAACATTCTGCCCGCGAAGGAGTCAGCATCCCCACTGCCTGGCGCGACTGGGATCAAGTAAAGCAGTGGACGGAAGAGGACTGGATCCGCGACCGCGAAGCAATGCTGGGCCGCATCCAAACGATGCGTCTCCGCGTCGTCCACGCCGCCATGAAAAAAGGCCACTACCAAGTCGCCGCGCAAGTTTTGGATTCCCTGGGCCGCGTTTTAGGCGAAAACACCCCGGAACAAGTATCAGTCCAAGTGCCTTCCCTAAGTATCCAAGTAGAACCCAAAGTAGTCACCGCCCAACTACCGCAAAGCGACGTAATCGAAGCCGAATTAACACCCCAAAAGGAGGTAGATTCAGCTGAACCCGCCTCATAAATCAATGCCCGGACACTACGGCCAAGGCAAAAAGAAGAAGCCCAAGGGAAAGAAGGGCCCCAAGAAGTAGAATATGAACAGCTGTCGTGATTTCCATGGCAAAACGCGGTTTATACGCCAATATCCACGCTAAACGTAAGCGCATCAAGGGTGGTGCGGACGAAAGTATGCGTAAACCAGGCTCAAAGGGTGCCCCAACCACTGGAGCGTTCAAAAAAGCAGCCAAAACCGCTAAAAAACCGAGGAAAAAGTAATGCCTGCTGTCGCTACAACCGTTGTTGATCGGTACACAAACGTCGTCGAGCACACTGGGGCAACAATGTCCGCTGTGGACGACTGGTTTCAGGTCACTGGCCACACCACCGAGTACAGCTTTGCAGCTGCGGTAACAAGCGAAGGAAATTTCACCTTGGCCTTAGAGGCCAACTTCAACGGCAACGGCGACTGGTTCACTATTGACACCAGTAAAACCATTAATGCGTCTGGCCAATACGTCTACTTTTACACCGGAAAGCCCGCATCTAAAATTCGCATGAGAATAGCGTCCATTTCTTCTGGAACGGTATCTCTAACACCCCATATTGTTGCGGCTTACCACGGTTAATGGGCACCCGAATCATCAGCGGCTTCTGCACCCACCTTGAAGTGGACTCAGAAAGCCGCGTTACCGAAGCTTCATTTGCGTTTATGACGCCCCAAGACCCCGAAGATTTCGGAGGTCTGATGGTACGTCTTGCCAGCGGCATCGAAGTAATGATTGAAGTTGAGGACGAAGATGATTGAATATCGCGGCTAATATTAAAAGAGGTAAAATGTCCGCCGCTTACTGGGCAAATAGCGAGAAATGGTAACTAAATGACCTATGCAGTTCCCGGCCAGATCCGCACCCACCTTGTAAGTTCCAACACCCTTGGTGGAGCTGACAGTCCGTTCACCCGCACCCAGGCGGTGCTGGACATGATGAAGGGCTGGGAAATCATGAAGGCCGTAACCCTTGGTACGGAATATCTACGTGAAAACAGCGAAGCATTTTTACCAATCGAACCCCGCGAGGACTACACAGCGTATTTAGCGCGTGTAAACCGGGCTGTATTTTCCCCATTTACGCAGCGCCTGGTGCGTGTTGCTGCAGGACTAATCCTGCGCAAACCAATCAGTTTGGTGGGCGACCCATACTGGACGGATATTTTTGCAAAGGACGTTGACGGCTGCGGCTCAGATTTAGACGAGTACGCCCGCCGCCTGCTGCTGTGCTCATTAACCTACGGGCATTGTCATACACTAGTAGATTTCCCCGCACCAACGGGAGCCCGCAGCCTTGCGGAAGAGCGCGAACTTAACCGCCGCCCGTACTGGATCGAAATCGACCCAGACAACATCTACGGCTGGCGCCTGGACCGTGAAGTCAACTACGGCAACCTTATCCAGGTCCGCATCAAAGAAAAGGCAGTAGTGCCTGACGGCGAATTTGGCGAGAAAGTATACGACCAGATCCGTGTAATCGAGCCAGGCCAGTACCGCATCTACCGGCAGGTCGAAACGAAAAAGGATATGCAGGGAGGGTTTCCATACCCGAACGCTTTCGACGCAACGGACGCCACCTCGGACTACGAGCTAGTGGAATCAGGCGACTACAGCCTGGGCCAAATCCCTCTAGTAACAACGTATGCAGGCAAAACCGACACGCTCACAAGTAAGCCGCCCTTACTTGACATCGCGTATTTGAACCTGGCTCATTTCCAACGCCAGGCCGATTTAATCCACAGCCTGCACATCGCAAGCCAGCCAATCCTTGTCCTCGAAGGCTGGGACGACCAATCCAAAGACGTAGCTGTAAGCGTCAACTACGCCATGGCCGCCCAACCCGGCAACACGGTTTATTACGTCGAACCAGCCGCGAACGCATTTGAAGCGCAATCCAACGAAATCCGCGAGCTACAGATGCAGATGGCCACTTTAGGCATCAGCACATTAAGCCAGCAAAAATTTGTTGCCGAATCTGCCGACGCCCGCCGCCTGGATCGTGTTGACACAAATTCAATGCTGTCGATGGTATCTCTTGACCTGGAACAATCTCTACAA